ATTGCTGACAGTATAGATATGTTTATGCGAGAAGATTTTCCTGTGAGTTGGAAATATCTATGTCCAGAAAAAGGAATAGAATCAATTAAAGGCGTATGATTGTATCGGCACTAATACAAGAAGTTGTAAATTTACCTCAAACTGTTTTAATAACAGGTGTCGGTAAAGTAAATGCCACTATGGTTCTAGTAGATCATATAATCAAACAGAAACCAGAACAGATAATTAATTATGGTACTGCTGCTAAATGTTCTAGAAAAGTTGAGGTCGGTAAAATATACGAGATTAGAAAATTCATACAAAGAGATATGAACGCAACACAATTAGGATTCGAAACTTATCAAACACCTTTTGGTAAAGGTATGATAGATACAGGTTTACCTAATTCATCTTTTGGTAGAGACGATCTTGTCTGTGGTACAGGTGATAACTTTTGGGAAGGCGATAGTCAGTTTACTGCTGAATATGATGTTGCTGATATGGAGGCGTATGCCTTGGCGTCTGTATGTGAAGAATATAAGATACCTTTCAGATGTTTTAAATATATTTCAGATGAAGGAAATGCAGATCAATGGGAAGAGAATTGTAAGAAAGGAGTTGAGTTATTTAAAGAGTATGTTAAATGAAACACTATTAAAACACTTAGAAGAACACGCTAACGAAGATAAACTACCTATTTTAGATAGTCAAACATTCAGTAGATATACTGATGAATTTGGTCGTGATGTCTTTCGTTGGACACTTGCTGAATATATCGCTAAAGTAAGACCAGAATTTCCTTTAAATGTAATTTCATATGACGAAATGAAAGACAACATAATAAAATTAAGTAAATTTGATACAAGTAAAATATGTAGACCTAGAGATCAATCAGATGAAGTTGTAGGTGAAAAGTATGATGATTATGAATATTCATATTCAAAATATGGATTAGGTATTATAGACGCTTCTTCTCTATATAATAAATGTAGTAATTATTTTCATCAACATTTAAGATTGGATTGTTCAAGTTATAGTTTTAGAGCACCTAGTGAAGTTTTTAGAAATGGTAGTGCAAAAGATATATGGAGAACTTTAGGTGCATTATGGAGAGGTGTGAATAGTACTAAAGATTTATCGCCACATAGTTATAGAGAGGCAATAAGACTAGGTACATATATCGCAACACAATTTAAACCAGTTGTTGCAAAAGCAATATATGATATGACCAATGCAAAAACGGTATTAGATACTAGTTGTGGTTGGGGTGATAGACTTGCTGGTTTCTTTGCTAGTAATGCAACAGAATATTATGGTAGCGACCCAAATCCAAACACATACAAACAATATATGAAACAGATTGAGGAGTACAGTAAATTTTTTCCTAACAAAAAAGTTAAGATATGGAATTGTGGTGCAGAGGATTTACCTTATGATGAACTACCTGATATTGATGTTGCGTTTACAAGTCCACCTTATTTTTCTACTGAAGAATATAATAAAGGTGGTGATAAAGAAGAGAACCAGTCTTGGTTTAAATTTAATGAATATGAAAAGTGGCGGGATGACTTTTATTTACCAGTTGCCGAAAAGAGTATGAAAGTATCTAGATTTATGTTTTGTAATATTATGGATCCCAAAATCAAAGGTACACGCTATCGTTCTAGTGATGAATTGGTAAATCATCTAAAAGATAAATTCTTAGGTCAAATTGGTATGAGAATTATGCAAAGACCTAAATCAGATAAATTATTTAAAGACGAAAAAGAGAAGGCAGAATTTAGATCAAAGACCTATATAGAAAATGTTTGGTGTTTTGGTGACAAAGATTTAGACTTGTTTAGAGACTCAAGAAAATCTACATTAGAAGGATTTTTTGCTTGATTGTTTCTTATAAATATGATATAATATATTATTATTCGGGAGTGATTTTAAAATGACAGATTTTTTCAAACAAATTATTAAAGAGACTGGTAATGAATATGCCAGTATAGTATCTGAAGGCGTTGAGGCAGGTGATGTTTCTAACTTCATAGATACCGGTAGTTATATATTCAATAGTTTATTATCAGGTACCATTCACGGTGGTTTACCTGCAAACAAGATTACTGCTCTTGCTGGTGAGAGTGCTACAGGTAAAACATTCTTTGTATTAGGTGTAGTAGATAATTTTCTAAAACAAAATCCAGGCGCTGGTGTTATTTACTTTGAGAGTGAATCTGCATTGACAAAAGATATGATCGAAGATAGAGGTATTGATTCTTCTCGTATGATTATTATGCCAGTAACCACAGTACAAGAATTCAGACACCAAGCAATTAGAGTGTTAGACAAATATATTGAGCAAGATGTTTCAGATAGAAAACCTATGTTGCTCGTCTTAGATAGTCTAGGTATGTTATCAACCACAAAAGAGATGGAAGATACCGAGGCAGGAAAAGAAACTAGAGATATGACAAGATCACAAATTGTTAAGGCTGCATTTAGAGTCTTAACATTGAAACTTGGCAAGGCTCAAGTACCACTTATTATTACCAATCACACCTACGATGTCATTGGTTCTATGTTCCCGACTAAAGAAATGGGCGGCGGATCTGGTCTCAAATATGCGGCTAGTTCCATCGTCTATCTTTCTAAGAGAAAAGAAAAAGACGGGACAGAAATTATAGGTAATATAATTCATTGTAAAAACCACAAGTCAAGATTGACTAAAGAAAATAAAATGGTTGATGTGAGACTTACATATGATAAAGGTTTAGATAAACATTATGGTTTATTAGAACTAGCATTAAAGCATGGTATATTTAAACAAGTTTCTACAAGAATAGAATTACCAGATGGTTCAAAGACTTTCGGAAAAACCATCAACAATGATCCAGAGAAGTATTATACTCCAGAAATTTTAAAACAATTAGATGAGGCGTCAGCCAAAGAATTTAAATATGGTATCGAAGAGCAAGAAACAGACCCTACCTAAACACGAAGTTGATTATGTCTTTGTTGAAAAACGAGATCAAGAAATGGCGTCAATCAAACTTATTAGTGGACCGTACGAAGATATAGTGTATCACTATGGGAATGTTCAATTTGCAAAAGAAGAGAATGAGGATGGCAATCTACCTATGAAATTTGATTATACAGTAGATCAAAATTTTGTGGATGCTAATACTGATAGCCAAGAATTCATCAATCATATTGGAGATATATTAATACAAGTAATGGATCAGGAGTTGAATGGAAGAAAGAATTGAAAGAACTAGTTTAAAACACCTCATACACACCGAAGAATATGCTAGAAAAGTTTTACCTTTTCTTAAAGAGGAGTATTTTACAGATAGATTAGAGAAGTTAATCTTTAGAGAGATTAGTTTTTTCTATGATAAGTATAATACTGCTCCAACAAATGAAACACTTGCAATCGAATTAAATGCAAGAAAAGATATCAACGAAACCGAGTTTCAAAATATTACTAGTACAATCGCCACATTTAAAAATGAAGAAATCAATCTAGAGTGGTTAGTACAAACAACAGAAAAGTTTTGCAAAGACCGTGCTATACATAATGCCATCATGGATGGTATTCATATTCTAGACGGTAAAGATAAAACACATACACCAGAATATTTACCAGAACTATTATCTAATGCATTGTCTGTATCATTCGATCAAAAGATTGGTCACGATTTTATAGAAGAGGCATCCCAACGATATGATTTCTACCATAGAAAAGAAGAACGAGTCGAATTTGATCTAGACTTTATGAATCGTATTACTCGTGGTGGTGTGCCGACTAAAACTCTAAACATTATTCTTGCAGGTACTGGTGTCGGTAAAACTTTGTTTATGTGTCATCTTGCTGCCGCAAACTTACTACAAGGCAAGAATGTATTGTATATTACACTTGAAATGGCTGAAGAGAGAATTGCCGAAAGAATAGACTCTAATCTTTTGAATGTTGCTATGAGTGATCTACCTGAACTACCAAAAATGATGTATCAAGATAAGATCAAACATCTAGAAGAAAAGACTACCGGTAAATTAATCGTCAAAGAATTTCCTACTGCTTCTGCTCATGCTGGTCATATGAAGATACTGCTCAACGAACTTGCTATGAAGAAAGATTTTAAACCAGATGTTATCTACATTGACTATTTAAACCTTGCTGTATCGTCTCGGTTGAAGGCAGGATCGCAAGCAAACTCATATACAATAGTCAAGTCTATCGCTGAAGAACTTAGGGGTCTGGCAGTCGAATTTGATCTACCTATTTTCTCAGCAACACAAACGACCAGAACAGGTTTCGGTTCTACTGATATCGGTCTCGAAGATACTTCCGAGAGTTTCGGTCTACCGGCAACAGCAGACTTTATGTTTGCTATCATATCTACCGAAGAACTAGAAAAGAAAGGTCAGTTTCTTGTAAAACAGTTAAAGAATAGATATAATGACCCTACAATCAATCGTAAGTTTATGTTGGGTGTTGATAGATCAAAGATGAGAATATATGATGTTGAACAGTCTGCCCAAGATGATATGGTAGACGCTAATCAACAAGAAGAACCAGAGAAGTCTGTATTTGATAATACAGAAACAGCAAAACGATTAAACAAATTTTCAGATTTTAAAATATAATGGCACGAAAAAAGAAAAAAGTAGATAAAGATATCGAAGAGTGGAATAAAAAAGTAAGAGCACTCGGCGAAAAGAATAGAAACAAATTAATGAAAGCTGTAAAGAATAAAAATGCCTAGAAGAAGAGAAAGACGACCACCTAGAACAAATGTCAAGTTATCTTACGAGACTGTAATGGTCAAGAAGAATAAATCAATAGTATATCAATGTATCGAGAAACCTACTGGTTCTATTATATGTGAAAACTTTTTTAAAGAAGATACTGACGCTATAACTAAACACCAAAACAAACATAAACAATGGGAACCTAACGGTGGTATTGTTGATTTTCTCACATTAGGTAAAATAAACACTTGACAATTACGACATAATACATTATAAATAGTGTTATGTCAGCAATAGATACAGCATATGCAGAAAGCGCCCAAGCAATATTTTGTGCTATGGCAGATTATTTGGGCGAAGCTAGATCAACACAAGTATTAAATCTTAAAAAATACCCAACTTTTGAAGATTTTGAAGATGTTAAAAAAAATCAAGAGTATCTTCAAACAGCATTAAAAAGAGTGTCCGTAGATATGCCTGTTGAGAAAATTTACGATTATATAAGAAGAAAAAAAGATTGGTATAAGTCCTCTGTTTTAATTGCAAATAAAATAGTTAAAGATTTAAAAACTATTGATAGTGATTTTACTATTGACCAAAGAGGATTTAATGATGGTAAGATGTTCTATCTTAGAGGTGATAATGATGTAATGAAAATTATGGACAAGTTATTTGGTTTTGCAAGAGACTCAAAAGTAACCAAAGTGTTATATGAAACAGCAGGTGTTATTCCTATTAAACAGATTAATAAGTGGAGTCCTGCAGATATATACTTTGCTAACCCTACTGCCAAAAAAGAATTATCAAATGAGTTATCAGACGCTACGAGAAGTAAAGATAAATATACTTTTCAACGATTAAATAAATTAATAAAAGATTTAATAAATCAAGGTGCTTTACTACCACTATCATTGAAGAAAACAACAAGAAGTGTAAAATTAGAAAAAGTAAATTTCAGTCCTGCAAGAAAAGAAAAGATATTAGACTCAGTAAAATTTAAAGGAACAAATAATTGGACACCATATGTAAGACTTAATGCAAAAGGTATACCAGATAGAAATGCCAAACTAAGAGACTCTTTTAATGGTGTAAAAAAAGGAGGTAAAACTAGCGGAAGAACTTTAAGACTTAACATAGAGATAGGTGGTGCCGCTGGTAATATAGGAATGAGACATGACCCATCTACTGGTAGATTAGTCACCGAATTTATAGGTGGCGGTGCAGAGGCAAGAGGGGGTTCAGTAGCGTCAATAGATATATTGTGTAAGATACTTGCTACTGTTAGTAAGACACAGGCAGCTTATGTTCTTCAAGCATATAGAAAAGGTGATACAAAATTTAAAGTGGCAAAAAACGCACTACAAAAAGATAAATCAAAACTTAGAACCTTACCTGGTAATATAATCTCAGCAAAACTTACTGCATACGATCACTATTTAGCGATTGCTAGTGCTGAGAATATTACAAATAAAGTGTTTGGTGGACAATTTGGGTTAAAGAAATTTCTCAACAACCCAAGAAATCGTAAAGATGTTGAACTATTTGTTAGAATGTTATTTCAATATGTAACCTCTAGAGATCCTAAGTCTGCTAGATTTGTGGTTGCCAAATAAGATTGTATAAATAATAGTATGTCAACAGAAAACAAATATTGTGAAGATTGTGGACACGATTGTCCTGATATGTGTCAGGACTCTGCTTGTGATTGTAAGTGCTGTAATTAGCACATTGACTATATTATATTAATGGAGAAGGCGAAGGAATGCAAGGGTTTATACACTACCTCGAAGAGGCAAAGAATACCCACCTAGAACATTTAGAAGATGAAATTATTAATAATGGTAGCCGTGGAGCGTTAAACGCTATAAATTTTCTAAAGTCCGTAAGACGGATGTTTCAAGGCGGATCAGGAAGAACTAGTTTGACCGTTAAGTGGGATGGGGCGCCGGCAATAGTCTGTGGTCGTAATCCTGATAATGGTCGTTTCTTTGTAGGTACTAAATCTGTATTCAACAAAACTCCTAAAATAAATTACACGGTTGCTGATATCAGAAACAATCATTCTGGTGCAGTAGCAAATAAATTAGAAATCTGTCTAAGGGAGTTATCTAAGTTAGGTATCAAGGGTATCTTACAAGGTGATTTACTATTCACCTCTGGAGAACTAAAGACAGCAAATATTGATGGTGAAAAGAATATCGTATTCACACCTAATACTATAACATATGCTGTACCTACGGGTACTCCCTTAGCAAGTCGTATTGCAAATGCCAATATGGGCATTATATTTCACACAACATACACAGGTAAATCTTTTAAGTCTCTAAGTGCTAGTTTTGGTGCTAGTGTATCAAGACTTAGAAAAAGTAGAAAAGTATTTTTTGATGACGCTAGTTATCGAGACGCTTCTTCAGCAAAGTTTTCATCAAACGAACTAGCACAATTTGATAATGTTCTAAAAATGGCGATGGGATCTATTGGTAAAGGGTCTATCTTTATGGATAAACTATCTAATGATAGTGGTATCTTATCTGTTGGTGTACAATTAAAAGCATATATTAATTCTTATATTAGATCAGGAACTGGTTTAGGAACCGTTAAGAAACTTGCCGGTCAGTTTGTTGTATTTTATAAAGATCGAGTACAACAAGAAATAGATAGAGTTTCTAGACCTGATAGTAAAAGAAAATATAAAGATATTCAAACGCAAGGTGTAAGATTTATCAAAGGTAATTCTGATGGTTTATATTTTGCCTTGGCAACCTATCTATCACTTCAGAAAGCAAAACTTATTCTTATGGATAAACTTAGAAGTGTACAAAGTATAGGAACATTTTTAAGAACTGCTAACGGATTCAAGGTTACAAGTCCTGAAGGGTATGTTGCAATCAAAAGTGGCAACGCTGTTAAGTTAGTAGATAGAATGGAATTCAGTAGGGCAAACTTTAATGCAGCAAAAGACTGGGTGAAAGGGTGATACTAGTGCCAAAAACTTTAAAACAATTTTTAGAAGAGATGAGTAATGTAACCGTTGTTATGATAGGCGGCCCTGGGTCAGGTAAGTCAACATACTCAAAATATCTTACAGG